GATTGAATGTATCCACTAGAGACACTTTCTTAGCACCTGCTCCTAGAAGCTGCTTGGCCAATAAATATGGTACCATTGATTTACCATTTCCTGGCGGACCATGTATCAAAGCAACAACGTACCCGCGCTTTTCATATTCCACTTGCAAATTATCCACAATTTTAGATTGGTCTTTACGAGACTCTAATTTTGTCTGGTCTAGTGGACGACTACAATAATGCCTATTCCAATATGCATTTCCTTCTAGAGTATAGAAAGTTATATATTTCTTTTTCGCAACATTCTTAGAATCACTAGCAGCACTAGAATCCACTTCAATCTTTGCAATTCGGATATTATAAAATCGTTGGGTGCAAACCAAATATAGCTCATATGAAATACTCCCCCGACCGCTTTCTGATTTATAGATGTAACCAAAGAACCAACGGCCGGCAACCCATCCTTCCGGCTCATCATTGTTCCAAATAGAGGCACGCGTAATCTCCTTACGGAATTGCTCTAGACGATAGCCATTAACCTTATGCAGATTAATACCAATGCCAAAAATGCTAATTAGGATAAAGCCCAAGCTCCAGGTAATACTCAGCATAGAGCTGAGGAACAACAGGAATTCTGTAATCATTGGAACTGTCAATGTGTGAATACTTATCTAATTATGGTGCTCGATTATCAATTTTTTTGGAAATGTGTCATTAATGTCTATTTAATATGATAAATAAAGCATATAAAAATTGAAATATATATCCAAAGGATAGAATCCTAGAATAAATTTCTAGAATATAATAAAATGACAATCCAAATCAGATATTTATCAGACTTACACTTAGAATTTATTAAGCCTAACAAAATCACACATTTTATAAAACAAATCCCTCCTGGCATTGATGAAATATGTATATTAGCAGGAGATATTGGAAATCCATATCATTCCAATTACGATATATTTATGCAATTTATTAGCATGAATTTTATGAAAGCTTTTGTTATTCCTGGCAATCACGAATATTATAATAAACACAAAACTATACAACAAACCAATGATTTTATGAAATATTATTTTCAGAAATTTCATAATATTAGCTTTTTGAATAACGAATATGAAATATATGAAGACTATTGCTTTATTGGTACAACATTATGGTCTAAAATAACAAATCCTGTTTGTACCATAAATGATGTTTACCAAATTCCTCATTTTGACTATAAACAATATAATGAATTAAATCTGGAATGCATTAAGTTTTTAGAAGACACTTTACAAAAGGATGATATTGGTAATGATAAATGCATAATTATAACACATCATATGCCATCTAGCTCCTTAATTCATATAAAATATAAAACTCCAGATATGATGCCATATAATCAATGGTTTTATTGTGATATGGACGGATTCATTGAAACGCACGCACATAAAATTAAATGTTGGATTTACGGCCATACACATACACCATCAGATACTATTATACATCAAATACCATTTTTATGCAATCCTATTGGCTATCCAAATGAAAATAAATATTTAAATTTTCAGAAAAATATTACAATTGAATAATCTTTTGGAAAAAATGGATAAAAATAAGAAATTAACTAAAATTGATTAAATTGGAATGGATTTTTTTATAGTATTTTCTTCGCTGTTTCGCAAAATGGCGTCTCACCCCTGTGCGGACTGTGTCAAGGCTGCTCGTGCCAAGAACGGAGTTGCAACCTGTACTTTCTTCAACAGCGAGAGAGGCTGCAGGTATGGTGCAGACTGCAACAAACGGCATGGTCCGAAGGTGTGCGAGTTTTACTTGCAAGGGCACTGCACCAAGTCTGGATGCACATTTTCCCACAACCTTCAGAAACCGTGCACCCACGAAGCTGCTGCTGCCCCACCGTCTCCTGCTGTCTCGGCACCCCTCGAGGTTGCTGAAAGCAGTGTGATTTGTGAGGGTGCTGCTGCTGCCAAGCAGTCCACCTTTTCTCCTGATGCAGAGGACTATATCCCAGTAGAAAAAGCGCTGGAGGCATTCTTCGACGAGAACGCCATTCTGCAGGATGCAAACGAAACCCTACAAGAGAACATTCGGCGCCTGCAGAACCGCGTTGGCGCATTGATTTGGATTCTCAGAAGCACGGGAATGACACAGGCAGACATTGACACGAAGGTCGATGAGCTGACAACAATGCCGGAAGAGGAAGAGCCTTAGAGGCCGGCCACGGTATCTGCTGCGTCAATGATGCGCGGGTACCCAGAAAATTGGTATTGTGGAGAAAACAATACTGAAAACTTTTTTTTTATTTTTTTATTTTTCTTTCTAGATACTTTAACATATCAATTAAAAAAAATTGATTTTCTTCCAGTATATTTCATATACAATCAATATATAAACCAACTTACAAAAACATGGCAAGTTGCATTGCAATTACCAAGAAAGGACAACAATGCCGTAATGGAAAGGCAAAAAGTATTGCACTTGGTAATAATCAACCAGTTCTATTTTGTACTCTACATACTAAGAAAAATCCAGATGTAGTCCTTCTAGAAGGGACAAACAAAGTAGTCCCCTATATTGATGTAGAACATTATCTAGCAGATCTAAATAAATTTAATCAAAATAATCAGATTAATATACCACAGGTAAAACACAGTGTACCTACTAGAGATATAGATATCCCTAAACAAAAATTAGGTGATATCCCTCCAATTTGCACTGTATGTGGGGATGAATTTCCAACCCGTAGTGATTTAATAACATGCAGTTCTAGCGGATGGGAATTTAACCATCTAATTTGCCGAGAATGTCTAAAAGGCCACGTAACTAGTCTACTAAGTGATGGTATTGCATCTCTAGAATGTATGTTTAATAAACACGAACATTGTCACGGACAATATATAGAAGAAAACATAAAACAAGCATTAGACTTTAAGGAAAGCGCTAGTGATGCTCCTGCAGCTGCAGCTATTGTAAAAATAGACGCGCCAAAACAAGAAAGCGTAAGTTTTTCTAAATGGCAAGAAATAATGGCAGCTAGTGAGATTATAAAATTCGCAGGCATCTGTGATAATTACCTGATTTGTCCCATATGCTGTAAATGGGGATGTATATTTGAAATTCCTGTCGGAGCAGAAAAATATCCATTTTATATCAAGTGTGCTGCATGTAAGAAGGAATGGTGTACTCTATGCAAACGTAGCGCACACGATGGAAGAAGTTGCTATCAATTGGCGTTTACAGAACCTGAATTAGCTGATGTAGCTGGAATGGGAAGAGTGATTGATAAAATGATACAAGACATAGCCACCCGGGCATTAACCCATTGCTGTGGTATATGTGGATGTAGTTATGTCAAAGAAGAAGGCTGCAATTTAATGACCTGTCCAAAATGCAATGGAATGAGTTGCTTCATTTGCGGTATGAAATTATATTACAAAGGAGATACTAAATACTGGCATTTTACAGGACACGATAAAGCAGACCCCGATGCTAGATGCCCTCTATGGAATAACTATGCCGGAGACGGTCAAGAAAAACAAGGCAATACCGCTTTTAATCTAGCTAGTATTGAAAAAGAATTTAACAAATTTATATCTAGTAATGAAACAAATAGACGAGTATCTAAACTTATTTGCCAAAGAATAGTTGCTAATTATGAAAAAGATAAAACCTTCACCAATATCTTGAAGAATATAAGGAAACTATCCTAAGCTTTAATAAAATTGATTTTGTTTTTTGTTTTTGTCTTTATATCTAGTATGAGTGTATGTCTACCAGTAAAGCGATACGGTCTTTAACCTATCCTCAACTAGCCATTGAATCAGAATTTAGCAATAGAAAATGGAAACCTACTAATGATGACGTATTTAATAAACTAGGAGAACTGATTAATAAACAAGAGCAAGAGAAAATAGCAGATTTCCTTAATCTTTTCTATTACTTTATAATTTGCTATTCTAAAAAATGTTTCAAGAAACATGGAATCTGGAATCCTTCTAGATATAGATTAAATTATCGCGGGAGCAATAAACCATTTTCTCAGGAACTAATACAATTTAATTATGATCTCGCAAATGAAAATGATTCACATGCAAAACTTCTAGAAATACAACGACGTATGAACCAATATCGGCAAGAATTCAAATACGCAACAGATAACGGCAAGTTATATTTTACTGAAGATAAAAAACAAGAATTGAAATTATTCATCGAAGAAAGTCTAGAGATTATTTGCACCGATATTCAAGAACCTGTGATAATGACTTCTTATGATATTAAAATAAAAATTGCTAAATATACCGAAGACTTAAAACAAAGAAAAAAATTTAAAAAATCACCAAAACTAAATTATGCTGTTCTAGAAGCAATTGGATTTGATATCTCTTATTGATTTCATGCAATCTCGGGATACTCATTGGCATTTGTATTAACATTTGTACTTGGAAGTATTCGATACTGGCGTCTTGCATTAGTACAACAAAAGCAATATGCAATAGTTGGTGTGCATATAAAAAATGCTAGCAATGAAATAAATAATGCTAATGTCCCTGCGTCATTCATGTTTTTCCTTTTTTATTAATCGCGTATATCTATCTAGATGCTAGTATGATTATTATTTTATATTAGTTTATTAGATACCCCCACCGGCTTAAATTTATTATCCTACCAAAAGCCACAGCTTATGCTGTGGCTTGCGGTACACCAGTTTTAAAATATTTTTAAGTGGAATATAATAATTTTTCATCGTGTATTGGTTTATTTTATTGGTGTAATAAATTAAATTTAAGACGGTACATTACATATATTTTATCTAATTAAAACATAGATAATCTAGGAATGCAAATAAATTCTAGATTTTTTAATAAACTGGTGTTAATGGGAGGACTATTGATAATTATACTTGGATTATTTATATTTGTAATTATTTACTTTCTTTCTAGAAAGGATAGTTTTGAAGATACCCCAACAACTACATTTGATATATCTACTGCACCTACACCAGAAAATAAGAATACAACATGTAGTAATTCTACAGATATGATAAGTGTATGCATGAATTATGAAAATTGTTGTACTGGTAGTGGTGTTAATCAAAATAGTAAATGCTTCTGTTCTCATCCATTTGTAAGTAGTTGTAATGATGCATATAAATCTTGTCTAGCAGGTATAGGTGCCGGTGGTGATACTAGCAAATGCAATGCAACTTTGAAAGGATGTTGCAGTAAATATTCTAGCACAGATATATTAAGTTCTAATTTTCAAAAACCAATTAATGCCAGCCAATCATCTAATCAGCTATGCACTCTAAATGGATTACCTAATCTAGAACAACGATGTATGGAGCTAT